AGGTAATACGTTATTTGTTGCTGAACCTTCTACTTTTCCTGTAAATGTTGATAAACCAGTTACAGACAAATTAGTTGTACTAGTAACACCAGCAACTGTTAAGGTATGGTCAGATGTTGTTGTTCCAATACCTACATTTGTACTTGTGTTTATACCTGTAGCATTCTGTGCAAAATATCCTTGACCACCAGAACTACTAGCATTTATTGTTACATATCCTTGATTAGCAGAGACACTTATATTTGTACCTGGATTAATAAATGTGACAATTCCAGTTAAAGCATTACCATTTCCATGAATAGTGGAACCATGAATGGAAGCACCTGTGACTGAACCACCAGCAGAAACTTTTCCAGATGCCGTTATATCAGCAACTGAAATAGTTGGTGTTCCTGTTAATCCTTGTGCAGTTGATGCCGTACCTGTAACATTACCTGTTACACCACCAACAACATTACCAGTTACATTACCAGTTACATTACCAACAAAGGTTGTGGCTGTTACAACTCCAGTAACTTTTCCATCACCAGTAACTGTCAAAGCCGATGTTGGATTTGTAGTTCCTATACCAACGTTGGATAATGTACTAATTCCGACATTAGTATTTGACCATCTACCTCCAATATAATTTAAATTACTCCCATTACCCAAATAGGTATAGAGTTCATTAAAATTACTATTAATTTTAACCGCACCAGCTAGAAGGGTATCACCTGTCCCATCATTTGGTGCTGATCCAGTAGTAATGCCTTGTTTAGCCATTATTTCCCTATTTTTAAGTTATTTATGTATTTTGATTAAGTATAATTTTGGAATTTTAATGAGTTTGTTCTTTGAATAATTGCAGATGTTTTAATACCTACAAATCCATTAACACCATATGCATCAAAATTATTATCTTCAGATCTTGAGTGTAAATCAATTCTACCCCAAGAATAATTTCCAAAGAATGGTCCTGATGTAATTATACCAGAATAATTAATTGTTTCTGCTGTATTATCGAAAGTAAATCCAGTAGAGTCAAAAGTATTTCCCCCAGATGAAGAATCAAAATTAATAGTAGAAATACCTGTAATTGTTGCAAATACTCTTCTAACAACTGTTGTTCCTACACCGACTATAGTTACTGTTTCGTTAGTTACAGTATTTGCTTGGAAGATTGAATCTGTAAACGTAGTGGTTACACCAATTGCATTATTGCTATCATCAAAAGATGATATTGTTTGGCCAATACCTACATTAGTTTCAAATAGAGTGAAGAAATCTCCATTTGATATAGTACTCAACGTAGTAGCAGTTCCTGCAACAGATGTATCTCTCAAATAAGAATTATATGGTACATGTAAGTCAACAATAATTTTATTTTGAGATCCAACAGTTGTTGTACCAAATCCAACAATAATACCAGTATCTCCATGATAAGAACTAACATTATCAATCTCTGTAATTAATGTTGGTGGTTCTATTAGAACAACTGGTGGTGTTGAATAATTTGTTCCAGAATTTGTAAGATTAATTGCGGAAACAGAACCAGAAGATAATGTAGCAGTTGCTGTTGCTTGTGTACCAGTTGAATCTTGAATAGTAACAACTGGAGTACCTGTATAACCAGCACCTGCATTGGTAACAGTAATTGCATTAACTATTCCTGAAGAATTGATAGATGCAGTTGCAATTGCTCCTACTTTTGAATTTTGTGAAGTAATAGTAACTTTATCTTGGAAAGTTTTACTACCATCAGTTTCATTAGCAGGATTAAAGAATGGTCTGATTGTATCAACGTATATTGAAGTAGAACCAACACCAACAGTTTTAATTACATAAGCAGCAGGTTCAATTACTGGTTCATAAAGTTCTCTGGCCTTAGATACTCTCTTTTGGTTAATAATCGCATCTTCAGTTTGCTTACACCAATCTACTGGTCTTAATAAATTTTCATCATCAGTATTACCAGGACCATAGTAAATATTAGTTCCTGCATTATCAATAGAATTGATCTTAGTTACAACTCTCTTGTCTTCATCTTGATAGAATTTTTGACCTAATTGTGGATCATATCCAATATCTACAGTATCGCCTGGTTTTACTGTATCAATGACATTTCTAAAGACAACATCAACATCTCCACTTCCCTTATAGAAAACAATCTTACAGGTATCACCCACTTTAGGTGCTTCTGTAAATGTGATAATACTACCACCTTCAAATATGTAACCTTGTCCAGGAATCTGTAAAATATCATTGACAAATATCAATAGAGTATCTTGAACATTAATAGGAGATCCTTGTTCTGCTTTAATAGCAAGTGGTTGACCACTAAGTGTCAGAGTAAATGCCTTTTTATCATTATCGAATAATGAATCAAGTCTATCTAAAGACTGAAGCATTCCAATAGACCAACCAGTAAATTTATCAGTCAATTGTTCTTGTATAGTTAACTCAAATTCCTTATATGCAGAAGTTGTTGGAATACCAAGTGGGCCACCAATAGGAACAGTAAGTTTTTCATTTACACCAAATCCATAACCTTCACTCTTAATATTAAACCCAATAACACTTGATCCTTGACCAACAATAATATCAGCAGTCGCACTTGTTCCTACACCAGCAACAGAAGTTGAAGAATAAATTAGAGGAATATCGCTATATGATAATGGTTCATCAATAATAACTTCTAATGGTTTTTGAACCTTACCACATCTAGCATAAAAATGTGCTCTGGTAGAAATTCCAGTATTAACTTCAAATTTTCTATTAGTCAATACATTAAGAACATTGGTTCCGCTTAATGCAGGATCACTCTTACTTGCAGAGTTGTTATTTGCTCTTGGTGCTATGATAGCAGCCTGAGCAGTTCCCCCAGATGAATAGAATGTAGGAACTGTAGAAACTCCAACGTTGATTATAAATTGAGTAGTACTACTAACAGTAAGAACTTTAGATCCACAATATGCAGGATCAGTTGTTCTTGGATATACGTGAGTAGACCCACCATTATCTAAACCACAAGTAAATGCTAAACCAGTTAAGATTACATCACTTCTCTTTCCAGTTGTTGACAATCCATGAGGTGTTGCAGTAGTGACTGTCATAACACCAACTACATTATTATATACAGCATTAGAAACATTAACAGCAGTTGCTCCTGTGTAGTTGCATGTAAATGCAATACCAGATAATTTTACTTCATCTCCTCTCAGTAATCCATGATTAGCAGTTGTAGTGACTGTTGTTATGCCAGTATTATTATCATAGAGTACGTTAGATACATTCTTAGGTGCATAGAAGACGTGATCTGAAGTAATTCCTATAGATGTTACATGTCCACCAGATACAGTGGCAGTTCCAATCTTAACAAGTTTTGCACCACTAAAGGTTTCGATACCAACAGAAACTGTTTGAACTCCTGATCTATAACCAGATCCAGTGTTTCCTATAGAAATAGAACTTATTGTTCCTGCAGCAGATACAACGGCCGTTCCACCAGCAGCAACCAATGGTTGATAACCTAATCCTTCAGTTGATCCAACAGAGACTATTAGACCACCTTTAGGGAATGAAGAAATACCAACATCATTTGTAATAGTACGAGCTGTTCCAACAAATGATAATGTAGTAACACCTACACTACCTGGTTCATCTAAAACGTAATTATTTGTTGTACCAGGATCTTGGAATATATCATTGACTAAAATGATAGCATTATCATCCTTAATTCCTGTTACATTAGAACCACTAGATTTGAGAGTAAAGTTTTTGTTTATTGAGTTGAATTCAGAAGAAACATCGTCAAAGATATAATTTTTGTAATATGTCTCATTTGTACCACCAAGTTCTCCAGATCTAATGAAAGATCTTCCTTGGAATGATGAACTTGTAGATACTCCCGTCCAATCTCTGCTATCAGGTGGATTGGTAGTAGAACTCATAGGTAAATTGCCATGAGGTGCAGTTACAAAGTTCATTGTATTGCCGACAATATTATAATCACCAGTTACCTTAGTGATTAGAGCACCTGTGTCATACCCAACACTCTGAGTCCCTAACCAAGGTCTCTTAACCCTAATGAAGTTAGTGCTTCCTATACCAACACCTTCAATCTTCATTATCTCATTACCAATTTTTATCAGGTCTCCACTAAAGAAAGAAGTAATTCCTGTAAATTCTAATAAATCATTTGCAAATGTAACAGGAGAACTTATAGTAGATGTAACTGCAGATGCAACAACTGGAGATTGAATTGCATTATCAATTGCAACAAGTACCTTAGAATTTGAATTTGTAGATACAAATCTATGTGATGTACCAATACCAACATGTGTTATATCTAAAAACTGTGGTGAAGGTTTTAATGCATTTTCTGCACTTGATGCCAACTTGATAAACTTATCATCAATTTTTATAACATATAAATCACCAGGCATTTTGTCAGTAGTTCCTATACCAACAAAACTAGCAGAAGTAATTCCGATTGCTTGTGTTGATCCAGCTCCAGCATGTCTGTAGTTTATCTTTTCACCACTAACAAAGAAATGATTTGGGATCTTAACAGTATTACTAAAAGTAGAAACAATGCCAACATCATTTCCAAGGAATTGTTTTTCAAATATTGGGTTATTATCATGTGTTATTTCAAATTCTCTCTTAACATCACTATGTGTTCCTTTGTATGTTCCAAATTCAGATTGAATTACTGCATTAGATAAATCTATTTCATCTTTTACTCCATTATCAAATTTAATAGCATTCATGTATACATTAACATGAGCCTCAACACTTGCATTTGGTGTGAATACAAGTTCTGTGTAAGTAATACCACCATTGTTTATATCAAGTCTTGACCCAATAGTTCCTAATCCAGAATTTGTACGAACAATACCATATTCTACATCAAAAACATCTCCAGTCCCTATTGTTTCATTATAACTGTCAACAACCATAACCTCAGAGAACTGGTATTGATTATTGGTTTTATCCGTAACTTGAACTATAAAATATGCGGCATCAAATTCATCAGTTACTGGACTTGATTGGGATTCAAATTTAGCAATTACATTTTCTGTTGGTGATCCAGAAGCTGGGATATTAGTTGTTTGTCCCTGCAATCTAGCATGTCTTAAATCTTCTGTTCCAATACCAGCAGAAGCATCATTACACATTAAAACTTGAATAGTATTGACAACAGATGTTGTTCCAACTCCAACAGCAGGTGCAAAATCAATTTTTACTTGACCACCATCAATATACCCTCTATAGGTTCCCAATCCTGGAGTTTCAAATGGATTCTGATCTGTAGAAACTTGTGGGTATTCTATAATAGTTACATCCGTACCATCATGAATTACATTAAGTTCATCAAATTCAAATTCATTCCCATTAATGGTTGTTCCATCTCCACCAGCATCCTTTGTAATACCTACTAATACCTTGGCTGACCTATATGTACTAGCAAACCCTACAACCGTCTCTGTGACCCCTATAGCGACCTTGTGACTACTAGTATTAACTAATACTGAACTTCCAAGACTCTTATTGGAAACTCCTTTTAAATTATCATCTATTCTGTAGGTTAAGGCTGCAATATCAAAATTATTAACCTCAGTCTTGGTTGGATAGAACAACAATTGTCCTTCAGATCCAGATATTACAAAATCAAATGTTCCCATATCATAGACAGTTTCCAATCTACCATATTGATTAATATAAGCAAATGTAGTATCGTGAACAATATCAACAACCATCAGTTGTCTTTCGCCAACATATCTTCTATCTCTTACATAAGTAAAGAATTTTAATGTTCTTGATGTTGATATGGGGAAAGTTGTAACGACACTAAACTTAGTTGATCTTGGTACACTGTTAAACTGTGGTTGCAAATCATCAATAGAAAGAACTCTATTACCAAAAGATTCAAAGTAATCAGTTAACTCACCTCTATCAAATATAACTTCATTAGATGCTAATTGAGTATCAATAGTTAAAGCATTCTCTTTAACTGATGCATATCCATATCTACAATTAATATCAACTATATTCTGCAAATCAGATATAATTTCATATGAACCTGTATCAGTAGTAAGTCCTACTACTAATCCTTGATTATCAAGACCTATAGATGATTCTAATTGATAATCTGAGAATTTTTTAAATCCTAATGTATGATTTAAACTTGATACAACATCATTCCACGTATCAAAATCAATTTTTGATCTCAAAGAATATGAGAAGTTCTGATAGTAATAACTATCCTGAACTCTTTGTTGATTATCATTTATAAATCCAGAACTAGTCTGCCATCCTTTTTCAACTTTAGAAAGTGCATCATACCCAAAATTAGAATCATATGTAGTAACACTTAACGGTGTTCCACTTGTTTTAGAAGATTGTCCTTGTATTGATACACCAACAACAAAAGTATCACTGGAAGTAACTCTTAAAACACCATTTCTTTGATCCCAACTTTCAACAACACCTGAAGATGTCCCATTAACAGTTTCGGACTCAACTTCTTCACCAGCAAAGAAATTCTTACTTTCAAAAGTCACATTGTACAATGGGAATGTTTTTTCCGCTATTGCTTGAGCATCTGAATTAACTGGATCAAATGCACCAGGAGTTACTATATCAGTAAGCTCATCATTCATATTATATGAAACAGTACCAAATCCACCAATAGTTGGTGTAACTGATTTTATACTGAATAATTTGTAATCATATGTAGACGAATTATATCCAATACCAGTTGATCCTATACCCACACTTACATTTTCAAGTAATATTTTATCACCGACAACAAATGGGAAATCAACAGCATCACTATAAACTGTCCCCAATCCAAGTGTTACATCCTTAGTAATTGTATTAAATCCAACAGTGCTAATAGCAACACCATTACTATTTCTAGTTGGAATTACAATTGGAGGAACATTATTCATTCCAAATGTGTTTTTGACAATAGTTACATTAGTATCACCAAGATTATAATGCAATTCAACTTCCTTTACTTCTTTGTTTGTTTTTCCATCAATTATGATTGGTAATGGGGCTAGAGTATAACCTCTACCAACAGAAGTAATACCAATAGAACCAATAGATGAAAAAGCATCTATTTGAATAATCTGAGGTAATCCGACACTTGGTTGTAATGTTTTATCTGAAGGGAAATCAAATCCAATATCTTGAATAGTACCCTTCTTAATTTGACCAATATTTGTACTTCCAATACTCAATATTGCATTAACTCCATAAACACTTCTAATTGAAGAAATAGTTGGGAAGCTATAATAATTTGAACCAGAATTTTTAATCAGTAAATTGGTTATAGGTCCAAATGCTGTGGGAGATGATGTTTTGTATGATAATGAAGATTGAGAACCATATGAAGGTCTCTCAGGAACATCTGCTATGGTATATGTAAATGTGCTAGTAGTTCCAACAGATACTTGGAATTGTCCATTATACTTGCTTTCAGAAATTTCAAGCATATTACCCGAAACCACATCATAATCACAAATTACTTGAGTTTTTTCTAAAGGAGGACTACTTTCATAAACTGGAACTAATTTATAGAATAATTTTTCTGGAGTATTTTTATCTACAGTTAACGTAAGAGAAGCCACTGGATTTGTGGTTATGCCAACCTCACCAGACCTATTAACAGCAAATTGTTTTACCGTAGTGTTTTTATCCCACTCATCAACAAAATTCTCATCAGTGTATAAATTTAAAGCAAATGCTGGATATCTTGTAGATTGTTTAACGAATGAAAGTGAAGAATCTGATAAATCAAATGTTATAGTCGAATCTTTATATAATTTTAAAGGTGGATTGATTGGTTCAATCGTTCCTGCAGATGTTGATGTAATATCAACAACAATAGGAGTTTCTAAAGTTGCATTATAATTTGTTGTTGCTAATTTAATACTATTATCACCCACTCTAACAACATAGTACATTCCACCTTCAATAAGTCCTCCAGCTGGAGTTGCTGCAGTATGAATGATTTTTTGTCCAGTTATAAAATCATGATTTAGTATCTCAATAGAATTTGCAGCAATATCAACATCAGCATCAGCAAAATCTCTTGGATTTACAACAAATCTTCTATTCAAGTCATTGTATTTTATTACATAAGTTGATCCTATTGATGGATTTACATCAATATCAACAATATTGTCAGTGAGTAATCCATGTGTACTTGCTGTAGATACTGTAACAAGATTTCTTGATATATTTCCAGTTATTGCTTCATAATTAGTTTTAAAACTATGGTATGTACCAGTTCCCAATCCAGCGAACATTAATGTGGATTGACTTCTTTGAGTACTGGCTATACCTACAAATGTTGCAGTGGTTCCTAACCCTACACGTACTGTAGATACTCCGATTAAATCATTACTAACCCTTCCAACAAATAAGTTAGTTTGATCAGTCAAATCAAAAGTAGTCGTTCCATTATTAACCTTTATACCAGTTCCTGTATTTGGTGAGTATGTTAATGAGTCACCTGTTTGTAAATTATGGTCTTTAATATAAATTGTCTTTGTAGGAGCAAATATTTGCGTTACTCCTGATCCTGGATTTGAGAATACAATAGTAGTTCCTATACCAACACCAGACGTAGATCCAAGGGCTACAGAATCTGCAGGATTAAAGTAGATTTCTTTATTTCTTTTTAATACTTTTTTTAGATTTTGGTTAGTTTTTATACTAAACTCTCTTGGAAGTTCTTTAAATAATGATGCTTCTGCATGTGCAGTGCTTACATTATTAAGAGAACGTAAAATTCTAAGTCTAGATTGCTCTCTATCTACATTTAATACCTTAACATTCTCTGTTCCTATTGATAAGATGTCATTTGGAATTGTATTTCTTAAATCTCCACCAACATTTACAAAAGTAACTATACCAGTAACTCCGTCCGATCCTATACCTGCAGAAGTTGTTCCTAGTCCAACTAAAGATAATGTGTTAGTTGTTATTCCAACGGTATATGCACCATTTAGATTCAAACCATTAGTAGATAGTCCCGATACTGTAATTGTATCATTTTTCTTAAATGGATGAACTGTAGATGAAACTATAGTAAATTCACCATTCTTGTTTGAACTGTATATTTCTGTATTAGAAATATTAGTAGTAGCAACACTAACTGAGCTTACATCTTTACCACCAACCTTTGTAATACTAATATCACCACCATAACCTTTAGTTTGATCTTCATCTAAGACAATTCTATCAACTGTTTGGTATAAATTTCCACCAGTTTCAATACCAATACTTTGAATATTACCTGGTGATGTTGCTTTAATTTGAACAGATTGATTTAAATTATTAGGAATATTAATATATTCATAATTAAGTGTTTTCTCTATGAGATTATATGGTGTAGTATTTCTAAAATATTTGTTTTCTACCAAATCAAAAGTATTTTGATTTGAATTTATATCATAGTTAAATGTATCAACAATAGAATTAAATTTATCTCCAATAATATAAGGGAAAATAGGTCTTTTATATCCAGCAAAAGCTCCTGCAGAATCAACTACATTTGGATCAATTGTAGTAAAATATGCATAGGTTCCATTAGGATACTCTGGAGTAATGCAGAACCTACCATTATTATCATCTAAAACTGTTTCATCGTTTACTTCAGTGTAAGTATAATCTTCAATAAAGAATCCATTAGGAAATGTGTCTGTTGATGGTCTATTTTCTTTTAATGAAATCGAATACCCTGACTTCATTTGTTCTACAACACCACCTTGTATTGTACTATATCCATATGGACCATATATTGGATTACCATCATAAGCCCATCCAATTATAGGAGAGTGACTAACTGATTTAACTTCCTGACCATTCTCTTTTATTAAGTCAGTTTCGCCGTATAATTTTCTTCCTATTTGATCAATTGCAAATACACTTTCTCTTAATTTTCTTGGTGCATATACATGAGCATATTGTAATCCAAATTTACTATTTAATCCTTGAGTAATATAACCATCATCCAGAGGTATATTTGATAATCCCTCAGATCCACCATTCTTATGGAAAAGATTAACTCTCCAACTCTGCACCCTTGATTCAAAGATAGCACCAGAACCAGAAGGAGATACTGAAATAGTAGTGTTTGATTCTACATATCCTGTTCCAGGTTCAATAATTTTAATTGAAGTTAACTCACCATTTGTTAAAACTGGTGTGACAACAGCACCTACACCAACACCAGTAATGGATACATTTGGTATTGACTTGTATCCACTTCCTGTTGCTAAAACAACAACTTCTACCAACTTACCTTGACTTATAATTGGTTTTAATTGTGCTCCACTTCCTTTTGAAAGTGTAATTAATGGTTGTCTATTAAAGTTAAGAACTTCAGCTGACCCATATCCTGATCCATTATCAGTTAACTGTACTGAAGTAATACCACCTCTAAATATTGGTTCTGCTTGAGCTTTATATGTGTCTGCCGATACTCCTAATTTGCCCTCTATAGAGACTACAATGTCTTGGTAATTAAATTTATGTGTTCCGACACCAACCGAGGTTATATCAACATATTGCTTTGTATTATAGAAGAAATCTTTATTATTAATTCCAGCACCAACTTCTGACAGATAAAAACTATCATCATCTTTTTTAGTAACATAATATTCATTATTACTGGTCAATCCTCCAATAGAAGACCCCATAGAAACATATTTTACAATTTCTCCAGAAGCATAATCATGATTTGAGATATTAATACAATTTGAGAATGTGCTTATTCCTGTTGGTGGGGTTACTTTCTCTTTATTTTGATAATTTTGGCCACCATTAAGTACATTGATAGATTCTATAATATTTTTGGGACTAAATGATACTAGATTTTGAGTACCTACACCAAAATCAGATAATGTTACAGTTCCAATTCCTGCAAGAGCATCTGCTTCATTGTTATGAAGTTTGACAGTTTGGGTATCAACAATAGAAGTAAAATATACAGTATTAGTTGATAATCCAGAAATTGCTTTTTGTGCATTTGGATTATACGTTACTTTTTCAATATTTCTAAATTTATGAGGAGTTGGGAAATGTATAGTGGATACAGTAGCTCCAATTCCAACATCTGTTGGATCTTCTGAATTAAAAGATGGAGAATGACTAATAGACTTTAAACTTACGGATGCTAAAGCACCAGAACCATTACCACCAGTGATACTTACTATTGGTTGCTCAACATAATCAAATCCAGCATCAACTATTTTAATTTCTCTAAGAGAACCAGATAATGATGCTCTACCAGTAGCTCCTGTTCCAACAGCATCATTAATTAATAGATCTGGTGGATTCAATACATCATATTCGTTTCCTGAAGTAACTACTTTAACATCTTCTAATGCACCATGATAGCAAAAGTCATTTGACTTATAATTTAAAATTTCTACACCATTTATTAGGATTCCAGTAGATCCAGATTCGGTTTTTACTTTAATACCATCATTCGTTGGTTCTGATAGCTTTCTATAAAGTTTTTGTGATTCTAAAGTTTTACCTTTAAAGTTGTAAGGTTCTATTCTTTGGTCATTAACAGTTACTGCATTAACAAAACTAATAAAAATGTTATTGTGAATGTCAGATCTACTATTTGCAAACTTTACGTTATTAGAATCTATTCTTTTTATAAAATAAAGACCTTCTTTTGATAAAAATAGATTTGTAGTAGTTGAAGTGTCTGTTTGACCAGTAATAATATTATAAGAACTTGTTGTTACTTTTTCTGGTGTATAATAAACAGCATCACCAGTATAGAACCCATGATCCCCATTAGGTGTGATTTCAAAGGTATCACCATTAAAAGTACCAGAAAAAGTTATTGATCTATCGGTAACTTCAAGTGCTTGAGAATCATAAGAGGGAATAGAAGGAGATGCAACTATTAAATCTGTTCCTTTCTTATAAAGATTTTGTATATTTGAGGTATACTTATTGGCATTTGGAAAATTATTTGCATTTACATATAAAATATTCTTCTTTAAGGTATATGCAGCAGTTGTATCAATAGTTCCTTCTCTGCGGATTATAATAGACTTTGCATCCTTAATTTTAGTTACAGCCGATGCCAATGGAATACCATCAGAACCAATAATTGATGCACTATCACCAATATCGAAATAATGTTCTACATCAAAATCAACCTGATACGTTCTAGGTTGAGCAGAATCTATTAAGGTTAATTTATCGACATTATATACTGGAGAAACATTATAGAACCAATTTTCAGACTTATCAGATGTATCGGATACACCCAAAGTCTTTATTTTTGCAATATCACCAACAGCATAATCAAAGGATGTATTTTCATATTCAAAATCTGATAATACTGAATTGATCCTTACTCTTATTGTTTGAGATGGATCAACAGATGATGCACCATATGCATAAGTTGATATTCCAACAGTGTAAGTATCAGTTACAATACCAACTACACCAGTGACATTGTAAAATTGGTTATCAGACTTTGCAGTGTACGAAACAATACCAGTTGTTGATCCATATGAAACATAAAGATCACCAGATTCTGGGAAACCGATTGTAGAGTCAACAGTGATACATGTTGCACCTATACTAACATCTCCAATCGTCTTTGTTTTAGGTTGAACAGTAAATGAACCATAAATTGAACCATCTACTCTAATATCCTTATTATAGCCTGCATCAAGACTTAATTTATAATATGTTTGTCCTGCACCAGATAAAACTTCTTCGACTGAAGCTATTGGTGAATAACCTTGATCTTCTCCAGTACTTGTTTTTTGAAATAATGTTGAATTTATAAGATCTGAGGGATCTCCTTCACCAACAATAGGTTCAACAACCAAATCTTTAACAACTTGGTATTGTGCATTAGATGGAGTAAGTAAAAAATCTTGAGGTTTTACAATTTTTACATCTTCATCATACATACCTCGGAAAAGTATTTCAAAAGACTGATCTGTACCTTTTGATGAATAAAAGTCCTTTGCTTGCTTGATGAATATATTTTCATTCAATCCATCTACTAATTTTCTATCTTCTAAACCTGGTAATAATTGATGTTTTGTTTTCTTTAAAAATTGATTTAAAAATAATGAACTTAAGTTCTGAACAGTTGATCCAATAGATGTTAATGAATTGTCAGTAGCATAAACACTACCTAAATGAGATACAGCTTCTGTTTGATTAAAAACTAAAGTATCAGGAGAGTTTCCATCAGTATAAGATGATATTCCACAAAATCCTCTTACACATCCATTAAAAGTAGTATCTGTTTTGCTTGTATATGTAATAATTTCATCATCAATCTTTATAAGACCATATGTATCAGGAAATCCAATAGTTCCCATTGGAGATTGACGCATATCAATGGTAATGATATCACCATATGCCTCAACATTAGCACCAAGAACAGCAGAATAAGTTGTATTTGTATTTTCGTTTAATTTTACATACTGATCAATATTAGTAAGCAAATCAACAGGAGCACCTTTGTTCTCTTGCGATTCGTAATATTGTTTTGTAAATTCAGTAACTAAAGGATACTCCGATCTTACATAGTCGGGAAATTGACCTTCTACTATATCGGTGAGATTTACTCTTTTCTCTGACATTTGATATTTACTTTATTGATTAGTATCCAGTAGATGTTACTGTAGAAGCTGAACTACCTGTTGTTGTAGTACTAGTAGTAGTACTACTTACTGTACCACTATCTATATTACTACTGACAGGGCCTCCTGAACGAACAAGATTTCCAGTATCATAACTTGAAGTTACGATATAATTAGATGCTGATGGGTCTAATCCAGAAGAAATTTCATCTATAACCATATCAAAAGTACTATTAGATATGTCCAACTGCAAATAAAGGTCTTGTAACCCTATAACATCATTAGAAAGTGGACATGCAGATATTTCAATTATCTTTTGACCATCTTTAGTCTTACCATCAGTTATATTTACTGGATTTAATATCACAATACCTGTTTTATAATCAATCGTACCAACATTCCTCTTTACGATAGTAGGTGTTTTTGAATTTACTGATGGTAAAGTAAAGAAGAATAGAGTACCTGTCTGTAAATCGCTATTTGGCAAATCACTAAGGTATACAGCTTGATCTATTCCATTAACCTTAAATGAGGTTGATTTTATATTATATCCAGATGCTCTCTTAACATGGAATGCATTACCAAATCCAATTGCATATTCTGCAAAGGAATTAACTACAATTCTTAAATCACGTCTCATATAGATGGTTGT